GTGTTAGTTGATTTGCTGGAAGAAGCAAAGATTATCGACAAAGATAAGCCATACGGACCACAAATTTGCAAATGGGCTGCTTCTCCTATCCTTTATGAGCGTATGCCCTTCGGTAAGCACAAGGGAGAGTTCATGAGAAATGTTCCTCACAGCTATTGGCAATGGGCAATGAAGAATACAGATTGGTTCAATGAAGAAGCTGATAATTATGATCCCGATCTAGCAGCGAGTATTGCCGCAGTATTGGAATAATGTTCGGGATACGATCCGGTCCTAGAGTTTTAAGGCATGATCGTTTTGCTGGTATTGATATTTGGCATATGTCCGAGAATGAAAATCACGAGCCTGTTGTAAGAGAATCTAATATGGAAATAGATGAAATCTTACAACAGGTTTCTGTTGACTTTTCTGATTACAGTCTCATAGTATACGAGCTCGACGACGACGAGATGGCTGAAATAACTATAAGAAAACTGCAGGGCTTGTATTGATGTACGCTATACTGAGGGACAAGGAAAAATATCTCTGCGATAAGACAGTGCCTCACCCCGAACGAATAAGAATAAACTCCGACGGTACCGTGACTATTCGGATGTCATCTGTATGGCAGACGTTTGACGATACCGGATGTGCGTATGCTGCAGAAACATACGATGAAGCGTTGTCTAGGAAAAACAGACTTCGTAAAATCTATAGCTACGATACCATAGAAGTGGTAAGGCTAACTGATGACCAAATAGAAGAACTAACCTTCAAAAAGCTGAAATACTCTTATTGACCGTTGCTGTTTCGTGCGCCGTCCATCGTTGTTGAGGCAACTGCACGAGCAGGATCGGTTTTGTATTGCTGTACCTTGTGATTATAAGGTAACCCAGCAGCAGCGAGTGCATACTGCAATCCGCGATAACCCGGCGACTGAAGTTTACCCTCTTTTGGGAAAGGTCTGTATTCGTGCTCTGGCTTATCAACTGGTTTAGTGAAAACGGGGACGATATCTTCGTTAAACCACTCTTTGAAATACTCGTCATAGTATTTCTTGTTCTTATCCTTATACTTTACGTCGTCAGGATTGTAGAATTGGTCGTAACCCTTGCTCGCTTCCTTGTAAAATCGAGCAACGACGTCAGTAGCGCCTTCGTTTAGGATGTCTTTGATTTTCATAACAGTATTTATCATAGGAAACGCAAAATGAGAAACGCATTGGTACCAGTAGTTGTTGAACAAACCGCCCGAGGTGAACGTTCTTACGATTTGTATTCGAGATTGATGAAGGAACGTGTTGTTTTCTTCAGTGGTGAAGTGGAAGAACATATGTGCAACATCATGATTGCACAATTATTGTTCCTTGAAGCTGAAAATCCCGAACAACCCATTCACATGTACATCAACTCTCCTGGTGGCAGCGTGTATGACGGACTTGGTGTGTATGACGTCATGCAATATATCAAGTGCCCGGTGGCTACCTACGTGACAGGTATGGCAGCGAGTATGGGATCATTCATTGCCCAGTCAGGTGCACCAGGAATGCGTTATCTGTTGCCCCGTGCTATCACCATGATTCACCAGCCATCGTCTGGGACACGTGGTAAGGTGTCGGACATGGAGATTGATTTGATTGAAAGCTTGCGTATCAAGAAGGAAATGACCGAATTGTACGTCAGGCACAACTCCAAGGGCACGACTTACGAGCAATTTGTTCAGTTGCTGGATAGAGATAAGTGGTTGACTGCACCGATGGCACTTGAATTGGGGTTGGCTGATCAGATTATCGATAAGCGTGTCTAATACCGCTAAATAGCGTATGGACGCACCATCACCAATCTTACTCACACTTGAGGTCATCCGTGGTGTATATGAGTATGGATTAGGATGGGCGCTCAACATGCCATTGCAACTTGTATCTCCGCGAGGTGATGGACACCCAGTTTTGGTTTTGCCAGGATTGGGTACCACAGATTCTTCGACACATTACATTAGAAATTTCCTACAAGAGTTAGGATACAATTCCCAACCATGGAATCAGGGTAGAAATCTTGGTCCACGTTCGGGAATTGATGTAATGATTTCTACTCTAGTCGAAAGACTCGAGAAGATATCCGAAGAAGCTGGCGGAGAACAAGTTAGCATTATCGGATGGAGTCTAGGCGGGATTTATGCAAGAGAAATTGCTAAGAAAAATCCCGAATTGGTACGTCAAGTAATAACATTGGGTACTCCGTTCAAGGGTACAGCCGAATCCACCAATGCAGCACGCCTGTATGAATTGCTTAGTAAGGATAAGAGTCATCGAAATCCCGAAATCATCAAGCAAATAAGTGAACCACCACCTGTACCATTTACATCTATCTATAGTAAGACAGATGGCGTGGTTTCTTGGGAGTGTTCTTTGGAAATAACAGGTCCTATGCGGGAAAATATTGAGATTCCTGGAGCAAGTCATTTAGGGCTCGGTCATAATCCAATCACAATGTATGTTATTGCTAATAGACTGGCACAACCAAAAGGCACCTGGACTCCGTACAAAAAGTAACCGGTGTAACACCGGTTTTCTTACGATGTAAACTAAAGTTGACACTTGGTCGACTACTGTATATAATTACACACAAGCGAGGGGTCTATGGATAATAAAGATAAGAAAGACATGTATGTTCCTATGAATGAACTCATTAGGGACAAAGATACGTCATGGACATTCACCAATCTGCACTTACCTTATACGGAAATTGCTAAGAATGGTATTGTCATGTGGTGTGTAGAAAATCTGCAAGGCAGATGGACTATGTTAGGTGGCAATAAGTTTGGTTTCGAAGATGCTACCGATGCAACTATGTTCAAAATTCAGTTCGGCTTCGGAATGACATGAGCGACGTAAAAACTATCATTGCATTTCTTGATAGATACGGGCATTCGAATTACGATGTCCAACTTTACGATGATTCTTGCACAGAACCGGCATCTAAAGTAATATCATTTACACTGGAGATGTTTTACGATCAAGATACGACCAGATTTGCAAATCATATCAGACAGATACTGAAACACGAAGCAGAAGAAGCACTAAGAGCACGAAATCCTACGCTACAGAGGGCGTATGATGAATATCAACTATTACTAAAACTATCAAAATAAGAATGCTCAATATCGCAAGACAAATTCAAGTAGCGTGGGACTCAACAAAATCGGCAACATCCGGGCTGCATGAAGCAGAAATTGTACCCATCGGAAATACATCAAACGAGAAAAGAAAATTAAGCAATCTAACCAAGCGTAACAATACGCTAAAGGAACACGAGAATGTTCCACTTCCCGGATTCACATTGCTAAAGACAGAAAGAAAAACCTGGGGATCGTTAGACCAAACTTGGTTGATCATTGACCCACGTGGATTCTTGTCAAGAATCTCGCCAAACAATCTGGAAAAGATACTGCACGTTACTGGTATCACAGAAGGATTGATCCAAGAGAAGTGTGTATGGGCTAGAGAAGATAGCCAAACCACAATGACACTGGTTCCCGTAACATCTCCCGACTATGTTGCCGCTGTACAGAACACAGAACTGATTGAAGACAAGATTTCAATCAAAGATGTGCAAATCGGTGATACGGTTATGACACAAACTGGCATTGATGGTACCTACATGGGCGTATTATCTCTATATGGACCTATTATTGAAGCTGCTGGCGGATATAAGCCACAGGTATTTTTGCGTAGGCAGATTATTGAGGTAAGTAAGGGTAAGTATGTGTACCAATCAGATGCTAAAATTCTGAAGGTAACAAATAGGGCAACAACACCCATAACAAGGGAAGAATCCGCATTACGACTTAATACAGAGCTTGCGGCCGGTAAGGCACAATTCTCCACGATAAACAATTTCAATACAGGGTACTTTTCTAATCGTGGCGCTATTGTGCTGGTATCAGTTAATGCGGTGCCTAAGATTCCCATGTCGTTTATCGAGATTACAAAGGACGATGCCGAAAAGATATTTGCAGATGGGTTCAAGAAGTGCGATATCGGCATGCTTGCAATGATAGAAACAGGTACAGGGCGAAAGTTTATTGTAGAACAACCCACAAGTTCTTACTCACAGGGTCGTACTACATGTGATCTTAACAAGTTCGACACAGCTGAAATTATTACTGATCTTAGCACCACAGACCTAATTATGGGTCCGAAAAATACATCGAATAATTGGGTATACAGATCTAATCCGCGAACACCCCCGAAACAGCTTGACAATTTTGCGAAATTCTATAAAATAGTGAAGCACGTCAAATCAGAGACGTTTGTATAAGGATATAGAATGACAAAAGAAGTCGACCTAAAGAAGTATGCCACATTTGTGGACGGAGTTACCAGTCAGCCAAGCAAGGATTTGCAAACGTTGATTAGCAGAATGATTGAACTTGAGCAACAGGGTGCCAATGTACCACGTTTGCTTACATCGGGTATTGGCTTGCCTGGAGAATCCGGCGAATATAGCGAATTCGTCAAGAAGATTATGTTCCACGGCAAGAGCTACACAGACAATGTGGAAAGCATGAAGAAGGAATTGGGTGATGTTGCATGGTATTGGACTCAAGCTTGCCTTGCTCTTGGCGTTGATCCTAACGCGATTATTTCTGAAAACGTGGTGAAACTAGAAGCACGTTATCCAGGCGGCAAGTTCTCAGTATTTCACGCTGAAAACAGAGCCGAAAACGACTTATAATCAAAAGTGACGAGACATTCGGGTGACGTAATGAAGTTAGGCCCACCGGTGTGTCTGGATTGTCTGGTGATAGGATCGAAGACAGATCTATTGCCAGGCCATCAGTGGATGTGCCCGATTTGTTACAGTTTACAGTTAAAAGGCAGCCTGTTAACGTTCACCACTGAATTTCAAACTCTTGTAAAATCACGCTCGAAATTATTTACAGACAATAACCAGAGAACACGCACCATGGAAGTACAGTATTCTACCCGTAGAAGATTTATGGAAGGGTCAGGCCCAGAATTCGAACCAAACGAATACTATCGCCCCTGGCTTGAAAAACATGTAGGTAAACAAGGTGTCGACTGGAACTGGGATATATGTCGGGATAACCTTGACATGTTGACGATTGAGTTTGCCAACAAAGAACACGCAACAATATTCGAACTCTCGTGGCCACAATAAGTAATCTTTCTTCGCCAAGGATTTCCGTGGCTGTAACAAAACAACAATTAGACGCAATGGTAACCGGTATAACATTTCATAGTTCTAAACCTCCCAGTCCACAGTTCGGCGACGTGTATATTGACACCAATACCTATGAGAGTTATGCGTGGACCGGAAATGACTGGGCACCGTTTTCGACCAGTGAACAGAATCACTCTTTTACCCCACCTACAGAAGAACAATTAGAAAAACATCCTGCACTGAAGGCAGTATGGGATGAATTTATGGTATTGAAAAGGTTACTAGGTGTATGAATCTAGACGAAGAACAAATGGAGAGAATTTTTACTCCATCTAAGGAAGAACAAACCCTGCGAATTCTTCAGGGAAAGTGTCCCCACAATGGTGGATGGAGACATATGGGCCACGGACATAATGATGATGCATATGAATGCAAGTTGTGCAGAGAAACTAAGTGGTGGTAATGTATAAAACAATCGTGAATCATTGGAGATATGATACCGGGTGGCACATTATACCCGAAGTATTTCGAAAACACGAAGATGATCCAATTACAGAATACCGTGAAGAAATGGCAGGATGGCACTGCTGGGTATATCCTGGTGATGATATTGAGTTTACAAATTGGATGCATGATAATATGAAAGAGGTATACGAATGCTCCTTTAGATTTAACAGCGGGGATCCTATGTTTACCGTTCTTATCAAAGATGACGAAGATGCATCACTCTTTAAGTTAAGGTGGGTATGAGACACTTAAATAAGAAAGCCTGGCCATATCAAGCCATACTGCGCGAATCGACTATTTCGACTGTCGACAAATGGTGTGAAAATGTCGTAGGTAAAGAATATGAAGATTGGTA